CGCAGCACCTACGGGCGGCCTGCTTTGCATTTCTGCTCGGCAGGCCGCTCGCATTTTCGCTCACGCAGGGGGATGCGCGGCGAAACCAGTTTGTATGTGTACCGGGGGCGTTCATGGGTATCAGCGTATCAGCCGTGCGCGAAAGCGCGAGAAATCCCGTTGCAGCGAGTTGCAGCGAACAACCGAAACCTGCAATTCAGATCGCCTCGGTTGCAGGTTCCTGCAAGTGGTTCATCGGACTTAGCAAAAAGCTTTCTCCGAACAAGCCAGCGGCAGCCATTCACCATCTCACGGGCGAGCCAGAGCGCACCTGTTACGAATGGGTGCGCGGCAAGTTCGATCCGCCATCCCGCGCGCTTATCAAGCTGCTGCATTCGGAAGTCGGCTGGATCGTCCTCGAATATCTCATGCGGGGGTGTTCTCAGCCGTGGTGGCAGGAAGTCCTTCGCGCCCGTCGCTGCGCTGCTGCGTATGAGCAAGAGCGCGAGCAATTCGAAATGGCAATCGAATAGGGGAGCCGCATGAGCCCCCGCGTCGAACACCTAGCCGAAGGCGTCACGCTGTATTGCGGGGACTGCCGGGAAATATTGCCGACGCTTGGTAAGGTCGATGCCGTGGTGACCGATCCGCCGTATGGGATCAATGCGGCGCGGACGCGCAAAAGCCAAAAGGACGGCTGGCGCGATTATGATGCGCCCGGCTGGGACCGTGAGAAACCGCCAGCGGAGCTTATAGGCGCGATTGTGGCTGCGGGTCGCCACGCTGTTGTGTGGGGTGGCAATTACTTCACCGACGTGCTTCCGCCTTCCAGCAAGTGGCTAAGCTGGGACAAGGGCCAGACTGAGTTTTCGCTCGCCGACTTCGAATTGGCGTGGTGCTCATTCACCGGAGCGGCCAGGCGCATCACAGTTTCGCGTTCTGGGGCGATGCAGGACGGCAAGGAGCACCCGACGCAAAAATCTCTTGAAGTGATGCGCTGGTGCATTCTGCAGATACCCCCCCCCGCGACTCTGATCCTCGACCCCTTCATGGGCTCTGGCACGACCGGCGTCGCCGCCGTAAAGCTCGGCCGCAAGTTCACCGGCATCGAAATTGAGCCCAAGTATTTCGACATCGCCTGCCGCCGCATCCAGGCCGCGCTAGACGCGCCGGATATGTTCATCGCGCCGCCGAAGGCTGCAAAGCAGGAGGCGTTCCTGTGAGCATCTTTAGCGATCCCAAGGTGTTCAACTATCTGATCATGAGCCTGTACGCGGCGAACGTCGGTCGCTGGGCTTTTCACGGCAGCCTAGTCGATAGCGCCTATTGGGCTTGTGCCTTGGGTATCACGTTATGCGTGACGTTTGGTTATGGCCGTTAGTCGCTGATTTTGTGTCTGTTGTGTATCCGCGTCCACGCCAACGGGGGTTGGCTCATATTCAAAGGGGGCACGCATGGCAGACGCCAGCGGCAACGCCGGACACAATCAAATTAACGACTTTGCGAAGTCGATCATTGGCCTTGAAGAGGTCAAGCGCGCGACCCTGGAGCAGATCAGCGAAGCCTATGGCGCCGCGAAGGATGCGGGGTTCAGCGTCAAGGCGCTGCGCCAAGTCATCAAGCAGGAAATGCGGACTGCCGAACAGGTCGCGAAGGACGAAGAAATCGCAGAGACGGTCGAGCAGTACAAGTTACAACTGAAACTTGTTTAGTCATCGGGGGAAGGCATGATTTCCAGCGCGTGGACTGACGACCGTATCGCCATGTTGAAGGAGCTAAACGACAAAGGCTCCAACGCATGGATTGCGAGAGAGATAAACCGGGCAACCGGTTCGGCGTTCACAAGGAACGCGATTATCGGTCGTTGCCACCGCGACGGGCTACCAAAGCCCGAACGGAAGGCCGTGCTTCAGCAAATCCCCCGCAAGAAGCCCGCGCCGCGTGAGCGCAAATCCTGGCAGCGCAAAGGGCGTTTTGTGTTCGGTCCTCGCATCCGAGTGATTGACCCAGAAGTCCGCGTCGCCCGGCCTCCGCAGGATTTCCTCGGTGTGCCGTTCATGAAGCTGAAGGACAGCCAGTGCCGTTACCCGGACGATAGCGAGCCGCTTCTGTTCTGTGGCCAGCCGGTACAAGTCGGCAGCAGCTATTGCCCGCATTGCCATTCACTTTGCCGAACGAAGGGCCGCGAACGGGGCGAGCGCGACTATTCCTATCTCATTTCAAGGACCGCGTGATGAACGCCATGGTTGACCGACCGTTCGGCGCGCCGCTGGACATCGAACTTGATCTGCCAGTTCCTCCGAGCGTGAACCGGACACGTAAGATCAACTGGGCCGCGAAGCCGCTCGTTGATGCCTGGATCAAACAATCTGACCTTCTGCTGACCGAAAGCGGGCAGTACCGCGCCGCCAAAAACCGCGCGATCAAGGGCGAATACGAACTCACGATCATTTTCGATGAAAAACAATGCAAGCACGATCCAGACAACCCCATTAAGGCCCCGATTGATTATCTCCGGCGGCTTGGGCTGATCGAAAACGACTCTCCGAAATACGCGCGGCGCATCGTCATCGAGTGGGGCTATGCCCCAAGGGGTTGCCGCCTGATCCTGAAGGCGCGGGAGCCGTCCGTTCAGCCCGACGCTTGGCGGTCGTTCGGGGACATCGCCAGTCGCATCGTGGACAAGGTGAAGCCTTGAACGCTTCCGCGCACATTCAGCCGTCCAGCAGTTCGGCGGAAATCGAGCAAGCTTTGCTCGGTGCGGTGATGACCTATCCGCAGGCCGGTCACGCGGCCATGATGCATGTCGAGGCGGACTATTTCGCGGAGCCTGTTCACCGCACGATCTGGGATGCCATCACCAAACTGCTGACCGATGGCCGCCCAGTGTCGCCGGTAACGTTATCGCCGGTTCTGGGGAATGCCGAAGTCAGCCCCGGCCTAACCATGCGGCAGTACCTGGCCCAACTCGCCAGTGACACATGGTGCCCCGCCAATGCCGTGGTGGACTTCGCCCGGCAGGTTAGGGCGGGCTGGGCGCTGCGCTGCATTGCCTCAGACGGAGAGATGATCCGCACCCTGGCGCTCAATCCCGGCGCTGACCCGGTATCCATTATTTCGGAGTCGATCCAGCAGCTTGACGGTATCCGCGCCGCCCTTGACCGGCGGGTGAGTGGCCCGCGTTCTTTGTCGGTCGGCGTGGCGGACATCGTGGACAAGATCGAGCGCCGCCGGGTTGGCGAAATTATCGATAGCGCCGTGCCGACTGGGCTTCGCGATCTGGACCGCAAGCTTGGCGGCGGCTTCAAGAGCGGCCAACTGATCCTGATCGCCGGGCGCCCGGGTATGGGCAAAACCCTCCTAGGTGCTTCGCTAGCGCGCCATATGGCGGCATCTGGCACCCCCGGCGCGTTTTTCTCCATGGAAATGCCAGAGGATCAAATATGCGCTCGCATGGTGAGCGACGAGATATTCGGCCATGGCAGGCTGACCGCCAACCAAATCCTGCAAGACGTTTTGAATGACGACGACGCCACCTATGTTGTCGAGGCCGAACGTCGCATCCGTAACCTGCCGCTCAAGATCGACGATAGCTCCAGCCTGACGGTAGGTGAGGTTGGCGCCAGAGCCCGGACCATGCGGACCCAGTTTGCTCGGGAGGGCAAGCAACTCGGTTTTATCGTGATCGACTACCTGAAATTCCTTCGGGCGTCAGAACGCTACCGGGGCCAGCGGCACTATGAGGTTGGGGAAATCAGCGGCGGGTTGAAGTCGCTGGCGAAGGATTTGGAAATACCGGTGATCCTGCTGGTGCAGCTAAACCGTGAGGTCGAAAAACGCACCGACAAGCGCCCGGAATTGTCGGACTTGCGGGAAAGCGGCGATCTGGAAGCAGATGCAGACGTTGTGATGCTGCTGTTCCGGGAAGCCTACTACCTGGCCCAAGAGGCAAAGAGCGACGAGTCGAAGGCCGCTCGCCTTGAGGAGGTCAAATACAAACTCGAAATCATCATAGCTAAACAGCGCATGGGGCCAGTTGCGTCCGTTGACGTGTTTTGTCAGCCCGCGTCGAGCGCAATAAGGAACATGGAGCGCTGATGGCACGCATACGCACGATCAAGCCGGAGTTTTTCCGGCACGAAGGGCTATACGAGGCCGAAGTAGAGGATGGTTTGCCGCTGCGCGTGGCATTCGCAGGTTTGTGGACGGCCACCGACCGCGCCGGCCGCTTCGAATGGGCACCGCGAAAGCTGAAGCTCGATTGTCTGCCGTATGACGACGTGGACTTTTCACGCGTGCTCCACGCGTTGTGGACGCGTGGTTTCATCGAAAAATACACCGTTGATGGCAAGGAATTTGGCTTCATTCCGAGCTGGGAGACGCATCAGATCATCAATAACCGCGAGAAAGAGAGTGACCTTCCAGAGCCCAACAAAAACAATACGTTGACGCGTGAGGCGCGCGTGGACCACGCGACGGTCACGCCACTTAATTTCCCTTCAGTGGAAGGGAAAGGAAGGGAAGGGAAAGGAAGGGATATTTCGACGCGTCAGCACGCGTCGTCGGAAGTCCACTTCGAAAAATTCAAATCCGAGTACCCACGTCGCGATGGCGCTAACCCATGGAAGCCAGCGCGCGACAAGTTCGATGCTGTTTTGAAACGAGGGGTCGCGCCAGAAATCGTCATCGGCGGTGCGACGGCGTACCGGCGGCAGTGTGAGCGAACGAAAATCATCGGCACCGATAAGGTCGCGCAGGCCCAGACGTGGCTTAATCAGGAACGCTGGGGGGATTATACCTCCGGTGACGAAATAACGAATCCGGCGCTTCCTGATCGCGATTGGCGGGCCATTGTCGCGCGGTTCAAGGAGCAAAATCTATGGACCGCGCCCGGACCTGAGCCGGACTGCGCTGGTTGTCATGCCCCGCCTGATGTTCTGCGTGAGTTCGGATATCTCGAAAACGTTTCACGTGAAACATTGGAGCTGACCGGTCATGGCTAAGCAGCTTACGCAGGCCGAGAAAATCCATCAGCGGCTGTGCCAGGACTTACCGATCAATTCGAAAGTGGCGCGGGCCATCGTCAAAGACCCGTTGTCGCAGGATGGCGAGTATATTCAGGTTATCCGGTCGGTTCGTGATGATCCGTTGGCCGGGATGCACGCGCGCCAGCAAATTGACGATGCCCAGTTTGTCGCAGGCCGAAGGTGGCAGGCGCATTTCGAGGGTGCAGAGGTCGGATTGATCCGCGCCATCGATCCGGCCAAGGAGTTCGTGGACGGCGGCAACTTCCCCGATCCGCTGCCAGACCGCAAAGTCGAGGCTATGGCCGCATTGCGAGAGGCGGACAAAGCTTTGGGCTGGGAAGGCAGGGCCATCGTTCGGACAGTGCTGGGTGACCGGCTGACGGTGAACGAGGCGGCCCATGCGAGAGGCGCGCGGAGTGAGGCGGAAATCAAATACGTCGGACGCCGCTTTCGCGAATGCCTTGAGACGTTGGCAGTCCTGTGGGGATTTGCAGGAAGGACTTGACCGGTCCGCCGGGTCACCTATTATGGGGACAATCGATTTGCGCGCCCGCCCGGAGAAATCCTGGCGGGTTTTCGCGTTCAGGGCCGCTCCGAACCGCGTAGCATACCGGCGGTTAATCACGGCAGGGATCGCGGCTAAGAACTAGCGCGCTGGCCCGCATGACTAGGGCGCGCAATTCCTGCAAGCCGGACGGATTGAATAAGTTTCGCTCGCAACAGTTTAGGTGTCCAAAACAATGCCGTTTGAACCCGGCCAGTCAGGCAATCCAGCGGGCAGGCCAAAACGCACTAAAATATGGCAGGACGCCATCATCCGCGCGATCAAGCGCCGCGAGGAAAGCGACCCGAAGGCTCTGGAGCGCCTGGCCGACCAACTGCTTAAGAAAGTCGAAGGGGGCGATGTTGCGGCCATCAAGGAATTTGGCGACCGGGTAGACGGCAAGGTGGCGCAGGCTTTGATCGGCGGCGATGATGACGAGCCGCCCATTCGGATCAGTCGCATTGAATTAGTTCCTGTATCGGCCGATGACGGCAGTACGGGTTAATCTCCCCGAAAAGCTGGTGCCGGTGTTCTCTGGCCCGGCAATGTACCGGGGGGCTTATGGCGGTCGCGGCTCAGCCAAGACACGTTCATTCGCCAAGATGGCTGCTGTGCAAGGGCTACGGTGCGCGGCGGCTGATGAACCTGGGGTGATCGTCTGCGGGCGCGAGTTTATGAACTCGCTTGACGAAAGCTCCATGGCCGAGGTCAAGGCGGCTATTGCTTCTGAGCCTTGGTTGGCAGCCAACTACGACGTTGGCGAGAAATACATAAGAACGCGGGACCGCAAGATAGACTTCGCGTTTATCGGCCTGCGGCATAACCTCGACAGCATCAAATCGAAATCGCGCATCCGGTTGCTCTGGGTGGACGAGGCGGAACCAGTGGCCGAGGCGGCGTGGTCGAAGGCCATCCCGACAGTCCGCGAAGAGGATGCAGAAATCTGGGTGACGTGGAACCCTGAGCGCAAGAACAGCGCGACCCACAAGCGCTTTAGAGAAAGTCCGCCTTCTGAGAGCCGGTTCGTCCAGCTCAACTGGCGCGATAACCCGTGGTTTCCCTCGGTATTGAACAAGACCCGCCTTGAGGATCAGGAGAAGCGCCCGGACCAATACGAGCATGTCTGGGAGGGCGATTTTGTCAGTGTGGTGGATGGTGCTTACTTCGCCAAGCCACTGTCTCAGGCCAAGGCTGAGGGCAGAATAGGCCGCGTTGCCTTCGATCCGATCATGCGGATTCGCGTGTACTGCGATCTTGGTGGCACGGGAGCCAAAGCCGACGCCTTCGCAATGTGGCCGTCTCAGTTTGTCGGCAAGGAAATACGGCTCAGGGAATACTACGAGGCTGTGGGTCAGCCGTTAGCCACGCATATCCAGTGGCTTCACTCTAAGGGCTTCACGCCGAACAAGGCGGATATCTATCTGCCACACGACGGCACCACGAATGACCGCGTTTATGACGCCTCATTCGAGAGCGGCTTCCGAGCGGCGGGATATTCGACGGTTACCATCCCCAACCAGGGCAAGGGCGCTGCAAGGCTTCGCATTGAAGCAGCGCGCCGGGTGTTCCCGTCTATCTGGTTCGATGCTGAGTCAACCGAGGCCGGGCGCGATGCGCTGGGCTGGTACCACGAAAAGCGGTCAGAGGATGATCGCAACATCGGCCTTGGCCCTGAGCATGACTGGTCAAGCCACGGGGCCGATGCTTTCGGCCTGATGTGTGTTGCTTACGAAGAGCCCAAGACCAAAGACAAGGGCTGGGACTTCAAGGCCCGCAAGGTAGCCTAATATATGCCAGACATGACCGATCAGGACCTTTGCAAGGTTGTTTATAACCTTGTGAAGGACGCCGAAGCTTATCGCGATGAGCAATCGGTGGATCGCGTCAAGGCTATGGAATATTACAACGGTGAAATGAAAGACACGCCGTCCGATGATGGCCGGTCAAGAGTCGTTTCCCGTGACGTGCGAGGGGAAATCAAGAAGGTTCTACCGTCGATCCTGCGCATCATTCTGGGCAGTGACAAGGTGGTTGAATACGAGCCCGTTGAGCAGGGCGACGAGGCGATGGCCGAACAGGCCACGGATTACGTCAACTACATCGCCTTCCCTGAGAGCAACGGCGAGGACGCGGTACACGACGCGATTGACGACGCGCTGAGACTGCGCAACGGTATCATCAAGTGGTACCAAGAGGAAAAGATCGAGGTTCGGGTATCTGAGCATACCGGCCTTGACGAGATGGCCTTTGCGCAGATCGCGGCGGGCGATGACGTTGAGGTCTTGGCGCACACGGCGCGGGAGGAAATGGGGCCGGAAGGACCAGTTACGCTCCATGACGTGAAAATCCGCCGCCGAGACAAGAAATCCCATACCCGTTTGCGCGCGGTTCGGCCCGAGAACTTCCTGATTCACTCCGACGCGACGTGCATTCTTGACGCTGCCGTGGTCGGAGAAAACCTGAAACTTCGCCGGTCTGACCTGGTAGCCATGGGCTACAACCGGGAGAAAATAGACGACCTGCCTATGGCCGAGTACGGCACGGGTGAGCAGGACATCTTCTGGTTCAGGAGGACGACGCGGCAAAGGCTATGCAGGAGGTGGACTACTACGAACTGCTGGTTCGGGTGGACTACGACAACGACGGCATCGCGGAACTGCGCAGGCTGGTTTATGCGGGCGGATTGTCTGAAAAGCATTTGCTTGAGAACGAGGAATGGGACGAGCCGAACTACGCTGACATCGTTTGCGAGCGCCGCCCGCACCAATGGGAAGGCAATTCGGTCTCCGACGATGTGATGGACATTCAGCGGATCAAGACGGTCCTGCTGCGCCAGACGCTCGATAACCTGTACTGGCAGAACAACCCGCAGCCGACCGTTCAGGAAGGCGCGATCGCTAATCCAGACGCGGTGACGAACCCGGCTTTCGGCAAGCCGATCCGTGTCAGCCAGGGCATCGATGTAAGAACGGCGCTGGCCTACAATCAGGTTCCGTTCGTCGCGGACAAATCGTTCCAGATGCTCGAATATCTGGATCAGGAAAAGCACGACCGCACCGGGCTTTCGGACGCCTCCAGCGGCATGGCCTCTGACGCACTGCAAAACATGACGGCCAAGGCGTCTGCCATGATTGAGCAGGCTGGCATTGGTCAGACCGAAATGATGGTGCGGACTGTCGCTAACAGCCTCAAGCCGGTGTTTCGGGGCTTGCTCAAGCTGATTATCCAGCATCAGGACAAGCCGCGCACGGTCAGGCTGCGCAGGCAATGGGTTGAGTTCGATCCCCGGAGCTGGGACGCGAACATGGATGTCACGGTGAATACCGGCCTTGGTGCGGGCACCCGTGAACGCGACATGATGATGATGCAGATCATCGTTGGGTTGCAGGAAAAGGTAATGGCCGCGTTCGGGCCGGACAATCCGCTGGTCAAACCGGAACAGCTTTACAACGGCATTGCCAAGACGGTTATGGCGGCCGGGCTCAAGTCTCCTGACCTCTATTTTACGAAGCCTGACCCGCAAGAGGTGCAACAGAAGTTGCAGGCAGCGGCCAGCAAGCCCGATCCTGAGCAGGTTAAGGTTCAAGGCCAAATCCAGATCGAACAGGTCAAGGGTCAGGTCGCGCTACAGATTGCCGACAAGAAAATGCAGGTTGACGCCAGCAAGGAACAGCAGCAGCGCGATGCTGACCTTGTGGTGAAGCAGGCCGAGCTTGAGAAGGAAACCGAGGCCCGCATTCAGGAGGCGCAGCTTAAGGCCGCCACTGAGGCAAACAAGTTGCAGTTGGAACGGGAAAAGATCGCCTCGGCTGAGAAGATCGAGTTCGAGAAAATCGCCGTTCAGGTCCAGCTAGAGCGCGAGAAGATGGACCGTGAGGACGCGCGGGCCGAAAAGCAGCGCCAGTCGGATATTGAGAAGGCGCACGCGGCATCGATCGGCAAGGCTTTTGAGCGCAACGATCAGATGGAGACTGCGCAATGAGCGAAAAGCCAAAGCCGATTTACATCACGCGGAAAGAGGGTGGCGAGTTGTTGCCATTCCCGCAGAACCGTGGCGGCGAGGTTCATTCCATCCATTTTTCGGATGGTTCTGTATTTGACGCCTATAACGGCTGGCGGCCTTCGCTGGCCCATTTCGGCATCAAGCCGATTGTTCGCGTCGCCGCGCCGACTTCAAAGTGGTCCTCGTCAGAATGGAGCGCAGCGCAGTGAACCCGAGCAACGCGGACTTCTTCAAGATGATGCTGGCCGGTATGTCGCCAATGGCCTCGCAGTTTGCTCAAGGCCCCGTGGGACCGAGCGCTGAATCGTTCCAGCCTCCGCCGCAGCAAACCCAGCCTGTGCCAATGCCGCGACCGAGGCCAGCGCAGAACATGCCCCCAGCCATGTCGGTGCCGGGCCAGCCGATGAACATCCTTCCCCCGCAGGCCCAGCCCAGCCCGTTCTCTGGCGAAAAGGGTCCGCAATGGACTGATGGCCAGTGGTCGCAGTTCTGGGACCAGGCATCGGGTGGGATGTCACGGTGAGTCGGGCAGACGACGCGCGGGACATTCTCGCCAATCCGCTGTTCTTAACGCTCATACAGGAATTGGAGTTGATGGCGGTCAATAAGATCGTCGTTGCTCCCTACAACGATCATGAAGCCCGGCAGGCATACGCCGCCGATATCAGGGCTGTACGGAATTTGCGCTCGCGCGTCGAAGCCATCTCGGAAGAGGGCCAATCGACTGAGCGTAAGCAAGCGCCAGCTTAATCTGGCATCCTAGGCAAAGGACTAAACATGCCCCCCGAATTGGCACCCGCCAACTCGGCGTCTAACGACGCCTTGAGCGATAGGGCCGAACCCTCCGATGCACTCGACAACCCCGCCAACCTCGACTTTGCGGAGCCTGATGAGGCCAACCAAGAAGCCGAACCGTCCGGGGCCGATAACAACAGTGAGACGGATGCGCCCGTTGAAGATGGGCAAGAGGCCGACGAAACCGCAGACGATACGACCGATGCCGAAACGGAAGAAGGCGAACAGCCTGAGCCCGTAAAGGACGACGTTGTTATCGATGTGCAAGGCGAAA